CTGGAGTTGATAGGACGTGCTGTGGGGATGTTCACCGATAAGGTAGAGACCAAGGTAGAGGAGGTCAGCACCGACCAGCTTAAGCGTGAGCTAGAGGGACACCTTGCACTGCTCGACCAAGCGACCAAGCATTGACGTTTAAACGGGGAGAACTGGTAGGGTATCTATCTCTATCTATCCCTATCCGGCTATATCAATGTCCAACCTATCCTGCTATGCCAGTACATAACCTATCCGGATATGCTCACCATGTGACGGGCTGTGCGACTGACGGGGCGACAGGGGGTACGGCTGACGATTCGCTACGGCGACCCCAGTGCCACATCCCACCCCCCACGATCAGGCGTCATGCTCGTGTATACATATACAGTGCATTCCACACATCCTATCACTATCCATTCCTCAACACGAACGTTCTCATACCCCCATCCCCTCATCATTTCCCTGTTGACATCGTTTAAACATTCATAGAGAATACCCCCCAGAACGTTTCTATTTTGTTCACCCCGGGGGTATATATATTTTGAAAGACCTTTTGGAAAAGCTTGACCCTGATCTTTTGTATGCAGATGGGTTTGATGATTGCATTCTAGGGATAACAATTAATAACAAAGGTTTAGCTGTGGTTTTATACAGTGAAAATCAAGTCATAGAGAATCTTGCTCAACAGATGCCTTTAGATGAAGCGGTTGAGTATTTTGATTTCAACATTAAGGGTGCCTACGTAGGTGATAGAACCCCGGTCTTTTTGGAAGATTATTGGAATAAAGATGACTCCTAAGCAGAAATTGGTTCTGGACTTCATTCAGGCCTATGTAAAGATTAAAGGCTTTGCGCCGTCCTATGCTGACATTGCGCATGGATTGAATTTGAAGAGTAAGTCCAACATTCATAGATTGGTGCATGAGCTACAGAAAGAAGGGCTAGTCAGCGTTAGACCGCATCTAATTCGTTCGTTGACTTTGGTTGACCGTTCTGTTGAGCATATCGAGAAGCTATGAGCTTGCTGACCACAGAAGAGGTTAAGAAGTATTTACAACTGCTGGATGTGCTTCCGGCGAACTCTGCTGACATAGTAAAGATCCATCAGCTTTTAAAAGCAGACAAAATAGAAAGATGTCGAGATAGCTTCCTACCCTTTGTAAACAGCATGTGGACAGCGTTCATTGCTGGCAGACACCACAAGATTATGGCTGATGCCTTTGAGCGAGTCGCCTCTGGAGAACTAAAGCGGTTAATCATTAACATGCCTCCCCGCCATACAAAGAGTGAGTTTGCCTCCTTTTTGTTTCCGGCGTGGTTCTTGGGTAAGTTTCCTGAAAAGAAGATCATCCAGACTGCCCACACCGCAGAGCTGGCTACAGGGTTTGGCAGGAAGGTCAGAAACTTAGTGAACTCTGCCGACTACCAAGAGGTCTTTAAGACCAAGCTTTCGAGCGATTCTAAGGCCGCTGGTCGCTGGAACACCAGTAAGGGCGGAGATTACTTTGCTATTGGTGTTGGCGGCGCTGTAACAGGTAAAGGCGCAGACATTCTTATCATTGATGACCCGCATTCTGAACAAGAAGCCATGCAAGGTAACCCCGAAGTCTATGATCGGGTCTATGAATGGTACTCATCTGGGCCAAGACAGCGTCTGCAGCCGGGCGGGGCCATTATTATTGTGATGACACGGTGGTCAAAGAGAGACCTGACCGGTCAAATTGTTCAAAACTCCATCAAAAGAGATGGCGATCAGTGGGAAACCATTGAATTTCCCGCGCTTTTGCCCTCTGGCAACCCGCTTTGGCCTGAATTTTGGGATCAAAAGGAACTAGAAGCCATCAAGGCTGAGATTCCGGTCGGCAAATGGGAAGCACAGTACCAACAGAACCCCACTTCCGAAGAAGGCGCAATCATTAAGCGCGAATACTGGAAGATTTGGCACAAAGACACGCCCCCACAATGCGATTACATCATCCAGAGCTGGGATACCGCCTTTGAAAAGAACTCCCGCGCCGATTATTCTGCCTGTACGACATGGGGAGTGTTTAATCATCTCGATGTAAACGGTGTAGCAGTTGCAAACATCATTCTTCTCGATTCGTTTAAACAGCGCATGGAGTTTCCAGAATTAAAGAAGAAAGCGTATGAGCTATATCAAGAGTGGAACCCAGATTCTTTGATCATTGAAAAGAAAGCAGCTGGAGCGCCTTTGATTTATGAGCTTCGGCAGATGGGAATCCCTCTTTCTGAATATACACCTAGTCGCGGTTCTGATAAGATAGCCCGTGTAAACGCTATATCTGATTTGTTTTCATCCGGCTATGTTTGGTGTCCCGATACCAGATGGGCTGAAGAGGTCATGGAAGAATGCGCAGCCTTTCCTAATGGCGAGCATGATGATACGGTGGACTCAACCAGTCAGGCGTTATTAAGATTTAGACAGGGCGGCTTTTTAAGGCTTGGCTCTGATGAAGATGAAGCACCTTTCATCCCACGCAAAGCATCCTACTACTAGGAATAATGATGGCTATTGACAAGAGTTTATACGCAGCGCCACAAGGACTTGAAGCTCTTGAGGCGATGAACGAAGGCCCTGAAATTGAGATTGAAATTGAAGACCCTGAGTCTGTAACAATTGGTTTGGACGGAATGCCGATCCTAGAGTTTACAGCCGAAGAAGCAGAAGCCGATTTCAATGCCAACCTTGCTGAAGAAATGAGTGAGACTGCTCTACAAGGTCTGGCTAGTGAATTAACCTCTGATTACGACGATGACGTGGCTTCGCGCCGCGACTGGATGCAGACCTATGTTGATGGTCTAGAACTACTTGGTCTTAAGATCGAAGAACGCACAGAGCCTTGGCCCGGAGCCTGCGGGGTCTACCATCCGTTGCTAGCAGAAGCGCTTGTGAAGTTCCAAGCAGAAACAATGATGTCAACCTTCCCTGCCGCTGGGCCGGTCAAGACTCAGATTGTTGGTCGCGAAACCCCAGAGAAGAAACAAGCCGCAGTTCGTGTAGCTGATGACATGAACTACCAGCTTATGGATGTTATGGAAGAGTACCGTCCTGAGCATGAAAGAATGTTGTGGGGCTTGGGGCTGGCTGGTAACGCATTCAAGAAGGTTTATTACGACCCTGCATTAGGTCGTCAGATTTCGCTGTTTGTTCCTGCAGAAGATATTGTTGTGCCTTACGGTGCGTCTAATATTGAGACCGCTGAGCGTGTAACCCATGTCATGCGCAAGACTGAGAACGAACTAAGAAAGCTTCAGGTTGGTGGCTTTTATAAAGACGTTGATCTTGGCGAACCCAATAACACACTGGATGAAGTAGAAAAGAAGATTGCCGAGCAAATGGGCTTTCGTGCTATTTCTGATGCCCGCTACAAACTTCTTGAGATGCAAGTCAACCTTGACCTTCCGGGGTACGAGCATGAAGAAGACGGCGAAGAGACAGGCATTGCCCTTCCATACATCGTCACGATTGAGCAGGGTAGCAACACAATTTTATCTATTCGTCGTAACTGGGAGCCAGACGATGACACGTATCAAAAACGCCAGCACTTGGTTCACTACGGCTATGTTCCGGGCTTTGGGTTCTATTACTTTGGCCTCATTCATCTTGTTGGTGCTTTTGCTAAGTCTGGTACTTCTCTTATCCGTCAGCTTGTTGATGCTGGCACTTTAAGTAACCTACCCGGTGGATTTAAAACCCGTGGCATGAGAATTAAAGGCGACGATACACCTATCTCGCCCGGAGAATGGCGTGATGCAGACGTTCCTAGCGGCACGATGCGCGACAACCTTTTACCGTTGCCGTACAAAGAGCCTAGCCAAGTCTTGCTAGGTTTGATGAACCAAATCGTTGAAGACGGTCGCCGCTTTGCCAACACTGCCGACTTGCAGATTAGTGACATGTCTGCTAACTCCCCAGTTGGTACGACGCTCGCTATTCTAGAAAGAACATTAAAGGTCATGTCTGCTGTTCAGGCGCGTGTTCACTTCTCTATGAAGCGAGAACTTGGGTTATTGAAAAAGATCATTGCCGACTACACCCCAGAAGACTACAGCTATGAACCAGAAGAGGGTAATAGACGTGCTAAGAAGTCTGATTACGATAACGTGGATGTTGTGCCTGTTAGCGATCCAAACGCCAGCACAATGGCGCAGAAGATTGTTCAATATCAAGCCGTTCTGCAGTTGGCGCAAGGCGCACCACAGATGTACAACATGCCGCTTTTACACAGGCAAATGTTGGATGTACTTGGGATTAAAGAGGTACAGAAACTCATTCCAATGGATGAGGATCAGAAGCCTACAGACCCCGTTACTGAAAACCAAAACGTTCTGATGATGAAGCCGGTCAAAGCTTTTGCCTATCAAGACCACAAAGCTCACATCACGGTTCACATGTCAGCCCTGCAAGATCCAAAAATCATGCAATTGCTGCAGAACAACCCAATGGCTCCACAGATTCAGTCTGCAATGCAGAACCATTTGAACGAGCATTTAGGTATGGAGTACCGCAAGCAGATCGAAGAACAGTTAGGTATGAACTTGCCACCTCAGAAAGACGAGGCCGGTGAAGATACCAACATGAGTCCAGAAGTTGAGGCTCGTTTGTCTCCGTTGTTGGCTCAAGCCGCACAGCAATTATTGCAAATGAACCAGCAAGAAGCTCAGCAGCAGCAAGCTCAAGCGCAAGCTCAAGATCCTCTCGTCCAAATGCAGCAACAAGAGTTGCAGATTAAACAGGCCGAACTGGAACGCAAGAAGCAGAAAGATGCAATGGATGCGCAGCTTAAGCAACAACAACTGCAGATTGAACAGTCCCGTATTGCAAGTCAGGCGCAAATTGAAGGAGCGCGTATTGGTCTTAAGGCTGAGCATGACAAGAAAGTTGCCGAAGACAAACAGCAACTTGAAGGCATTAGGATTGGACTCCAAGCTGAACAAAGCAAGCGCGAAAGTGACGCTAGACAACAGTATGAAGGCATCAAAATTGGGTCAGATGTTGCAATAAAGCAACGTCAAATGGAATTGCAAGCAAAAAATAAACCGACAAAAGGTGAATGATGGACGCTTTCGAGGTGTTAGTTAAGCAGATTGACGAAAAGATTGAACAACTCCAAGACTTTGTAAGCACGGGCAGACCCGAAACTTACGAGGAGTACAAAAAACTGTGCGGTGAGATTAGAGGTCTTACCATTGCACGGGGCTATACCCTTGACCTCAAACAACGCATGGAGAACTCAGATGAGTGAAATCCTTATCGGCTCAAACCCCGATAATCCGCAGGTAGTAGGTATGTACAGCTCCGAAGCTACCGCTGAAGAGAAAGCACGACAACTTCCCCGTCCCTCTGGCTACCACATTCTGTGCGCCATTCCAGAAATGGAAAAAGAGTACGACAGCGGAATCATTAAAGCAGATGAAACCTTACGCAACGAAGAGATTCTCACAACGGTTCTATTTGTCGTGGACTTAGGCCCAGACTGCTACAAAGACGAAAAGAAGTTCCCGTCCGGCCCTTGGTGTCAGAAAGGCGACTTCATCTTAGTCCGTCCTAATGCTGGCTCAAGACTGGTTATTCATGGACGCGAGTTCCGTCTCATTAATGATGACACTGTTGAAGGCGTTGTAGACGACCCTCGCGGTATCAAACGTAAATAAGGAGCCTACAAAATGGCTGACTACGAAAAAGACGAGTTTAAGTTCCCCGACGAAATTGAGATGGGCAAAGGCGACGACGTCAATATTGAGATTGAAGTTGAAGACGATACCCCAGAACAGGATCGTGGGCGCGAACCCATGCCCAAAGAGGTAGTAGAAGAGTTAGAACAAGACGAGTTGGAAGAGTATTCCGATAAGGTTAAGGTTCGACTCAAGCAGATGAAGAAGGTTTGGCATGATGAACGCCGAGCCAAGGAAGCTGCCTACCGTGAACAACAAGAAGCTGTTAGCTATGCACGACAGGTTGCTGAAGAAAACAAGCGACTTCGTGCGCAATATAGCAACGGCGAGCAGCAGTTTATGGCGACTGCGGCACATTCTGCGACATTGGAGTTGAATGCTGCTAAGCAAGCATATAAGGACGCTTATGATTCAGGTGACACAGATGCTTTGATTGAGGCGCAGGAAAAGCTCAATAATGCATCGTTTCAGCTTAATCAGATTAAAAATTATCGCCCTACTCCTTTACAGGAAGAGAATTTTGCAGTACAACAGCGTCAAGAACAACCTGTTTCCCGACCAGACAATCGAGCGTTATCGTGGCAAGAGCGAAACCCTTGGTTTGGTCAAGACGAAGAAATGACTGCTGCAGCTTTAGGCTTACACGAAAAGCTTAAGCGCAACGGCGTAGTGGTTGGTTCAGATGATTATTATGCGACATTGGACAAAACAATGCGCAAACGGTTTTCAGAAAACTTTGAAGAACCGGAAACGAGAAATTCTCGTACAAGGTCAGGCACGGTAGTCGCTTCTGCGGCGCGTAGTACCTCTCCTAATAAGGTTAGGCTCAAGGCTAGTCAAATTCAACTTGCCAAGAAACTTGGTTTGACACCCGAACAATACGCTCGTGAAGCAATTAAATTGGAGGCCCAATAATGGCTGAGAATAGAACTACTCGTGAATTAGAGACCCGTGCAACCCAACAACGTCCAAAGCAGTGGGCGCAAGCGGAGTTGCTCCCCGAACCAGATAAACAGGCTGGGTTCTCGTATAGATGGATCCGAGTTGCCACTCTAGGCAAAGCTGACCCCCGTAACCTCTCCTCCAAACTGAGAGAAGGTTGGGAGCCAGTCAAGATAGAGGAACAACCGAAATTTCAACTGCTAGTTGATCCCAATAGTCGTTTTAAAGACAACATTGAGATTGACGGGTTATTGCTTTGCAAGACTCCTACTGAATTTGTGGAACAACGTGCGGCACACTATGCCCGCCAAACACAGGCTCAGACGGATTCTGTAGAC